ATCACTTGAAACTGTGAATGCTCTGGTCGGGACGAAAGTGAAAGACCTCACACTGTATCGCCGCGCCTTCACGCACAAGTCAGCCCTGAAGCGCTATTCAGGTTTGACTGGTTCGTACGAAACGCTCGAGTTTATGGGGGACTCGGTCCTCGGCTTTGTGATTACGAAGCACCTCTTCGACCAGTACGAAGAACACCAGGAGGGCTTCTTAACCAAGGCTCGCACCAAGATGGTCCGGGGCAAAACCCTATGTGAGATTTCAAAGGTTCTCGGTCTCGACAAACTCATTTTGATGGACGAAAAGGGTGAGCGGAACAACTGGAACACGAACGAGCACATCATGGAGGATGCGTTCGAGGCGCTCGTGGGTGCCATCTACTTGGACCTGGGCATGGTCCACGCCAAGAAGTTTGTGCTCGAGTCGTTTACCAAGGTGACCACGTCGCTCGTCGATGACAACTACAAGGACCAGCTCATGCGTTGGTGCCAAGCGCTCAAGTACCCGCTGCCCGAGTACCGCGTCGACGGCATCCACGCCGGCAACCAGTTCTTCATCACGGTCGTGGTCGACGGGCTCGACTGTGGCTCGGGCTTTGCACTCACGAAGAAGCAGGCTGAACAGAACGCGGCTGAGATTGTACTTAAGACGGATTCGCGCTTCAAAAACAAAGATGTCCCAGCTCCTCGAAAGGGTCCGTGAGCTCCTCGCGGCAGAATACGCCGATCAAAGAACTCAGGAATGGTTAGATCTGCGTGAGAACATGATCACGGCCAGCGACGTCGCCAGCGCCATCGGTGAGAACCGGTACGAGTCGCCCGACGCGTTCGTCAAGAAGAAGGTCCTGCGAACCAAGTGGGGTGGCAACGCAGCGACGGCCCACGGCACGCTCCTCGAGCCCTTCGTGCGCGACCTGTACGACGAGCGTTGCGGCCACAAGTCCCACGAGATCGGGCTCGTGCGTCACCGCGAGTACCCGTGGCTCGGCGGCTCGGCCGACGGCATCACAGAGGACGGTCTGCTCCTCGAGATCAAGTGCCCACTGACCCGCAAGATCGAGGCAAAGGTGCCCAAGCACTACCTTCCCCAGATTCAGCTCTTGCTCGAGGTGACGGACCTGGAGGAGTGCGACTTTGTGCAGTACCGGCCGGCAAGCGTGGACCCCCCAAAGGCTGAGGAGTTTGTGGTTGTGCGCATCGCGCGGGACCGTGAATGGTTCAGGACGAACCTGCCCGCTATGCAGGCGTCGTGGGACCGAATCTGTGCAGGGCGGACCCACGGGTTGTGCACACTCGACGAGGACGACACGCCCTTCGACCCCCAGTTTAAGACTGAAACTGTATGTGAGATAGTAGGAGATGACGACGGACGGGTGCCGCCACAGACCGAGGTTCATGACGTGTCGGGAATGTGAGGGGTCCTTTTGTAGTCGGTGCATTCAGCTTGAGGTGCACGAATGCCCCAAGTTGACTGAACGGCGTCGCGCCGAAAAGGACGCGCTAGCGAAAAAGCTGGTCAAGGTCCAGGCTCCAAAGGTCACGGCTATTTAACGCACCATGAAGCGTGCGATTGACCCCAGACGCGACCCAAGGCCGTACCGCAGTGAAGCATTCTTTATGGCATCCGAGTGACGGGTCGAATATTGACCCGTCAACGCTCGGATGTGTCCGAGAAGCTTAAGTTTGGTCCTGGTACCCAATGACCGGGCCGGGCCAGGCATCGCGGCGTACGCCCTAAAGATGGCGTTCGCGTGCCGGTCTAGATTGGGGGAATTGTGAGGTGCGGCGCTGAAGTTCCGGACAGCGCCAATCAGATCGATGTACTCGTGGTAGCCACCGTTCCTTGCCAAGTTCTTCAGCAAGTTGAAGCTCTTAAGCAGGCGCGCCTTGGCTTGGGCATTGGCGGCATTTGCGCGCCTCGTCGCGTCGGCGGCGCGAGCGTTGGCGTTTCGGACGCGCCGCGCCTCTTCACGGCGCGCCATCCGGTCATTTCGTCCTAGGACGGGAAGACGATCGGCACGACGGTGATTCATATCCTGATCATCAGACGCATTTTATTTTTTCATCGTCCGGTACATGTGAAGGGCGATCACCGCAAGGACCAGCCACACGAGTAGGTTGCCCGGGCTCGCCGCCTTGAGCAGCTGCTCGAGCGGACCGAACGACGCACCGGTGGACGCGCCCGGGCGGTACCATGACGTCGTGCCGTCCTCCCACTCGTACTTGCGCGCCGGGAAAGGCGCGGTCGGCGCGGGGTCGACCGAGGCCGTCTTTAAGAAGATGCTGCTCACAAGGTTGCGCTCCGAGCCTTCGACGACCGCGTTCTGTTCCATGGGCTCGTCGCTGCGCTGCGTGTAGTACGAGCCGTCCATGTACACGTCCTTCGCGAACCCGTCGGTGTTGACGCCGTACGAACCCGACCACGTGTACGGGTTGAAGCGGTTCATGCTCAACTCGTCATTGGCCAAAGCGGCAGTCGCCATTACATAGGGTGCACATTATTATTTGTACATTTTGGTCTGGACCTTCTGCCGGTGTAGCTCCCACATAACGTCCATATCAACGTTGAGCATATGGGCCAACTGAAACAGGTAGCTAAACACGTCGCCCATCTCCATCATGACGTCAGTCCCACGGTCCTTCTTGAGACCAGTTTTGCGGTAAATCCGCTGGGTCTGCCTGATTGAAGAGGCGAGTTCGCCAATCTCTTCATTCAGGAGCATCCACACAACGCTCACGGGGGCTTTGTCCCAGCCCTTCGACTTGCACATAATGGCCGTTTCATCACGGTACCTATTCATTGGGTACTACATGAGCCAGGTGTTTAAGCCCTTGCCGGGCCTCTTGAGGACCCGATCCAAGGGCACTCCCATTCTCGCTCGCGCCCCGAAATGGCCTCGCCCGTCGAGATGCACTACCCCATCGTCCTCGAAGCCCTGAAAGCAGAGCACGCCGTAGCGGCTGCGACCCAGGCTGTGAAGCGTGCCGAGGCGGAGTTCGCCGACTTTTGGCGTCTCTCGATAACGGCCTTCTCTGATGCCGAACTGGCCGAGGCCAACCAGTCGGACCGTGTCGCGGGGAGAGCGGCCGGGGAGCGGCTGTTCGCAGCCTACACCGCCCGCCGTGCCGAGGCGCTCGCCAAGCACCACGAGCGCATGGACTGGGATCTCCTGCCGCGTCAGACCGTGGCGTTGGAGCGCCTGGCCAAGGCGAACGCGCGTCTCGCCGAGTTCCCCATCCCGGCGGAACCCGAGCCGAACATGAAGGAGCTCGAGGCGGCCGGCCGGGCCCACGCCGCCGCGCGCGCCATCAAGAAGCTTGCCGAGCTCCGCGTGTAATTTGACTGCACTTACCATGGAAAGTCTGTACCACACTTACGTACGTCGTGGCTGGTCGCCTAGGGTGGCGCGCATTTATTCTGGGTGGAACGCGCCCGTAGTCGAGCGCAAGCTCGTGTGGGTTCTCATGCCTTATTGAGCCGGGACAACACCACACGGTTCCGGTACACGATATACAGGCACGAGAGCAACGCAACCAGTTCAGCCCCAAGCTTGTAATTCTCAACCACATTCTTGTCCCCAGAACGCTTCACTGCCCAGGGCTCCACAATTCCATTACTAAATAGGCGGACCATGCGGTCAATCGCAAAAAAGATGAAGAACCCAAACAGGATGTCGTCAAGCGCGCGCATCACAGGGTCCCCTTGCTGTTATAGGGCAATTTATTTCCGTACGTGCTCGTGCTGACCGGCGCCGCCAGGGGCACGGGGTTGGACGAGATGTCCCGCAGGAACACAATCTGCTGGAGCATACCGGTCGAGATGGTCGCGGTCGCCTCCTTGACCACACGCTTGTTCATGGCCGACACCTGGCTACGCACGTCAGAGTACGGGTCGCGGGCCATGTTGGTGTAAACGCGACGCATGAGCGCCTGTAGGTCGAAATCGTTCTGGCGCTCGAGGGTGTAGCCCGTCTTGACGCGCATGGCGGTGATGATGTCACCGTGGAGCTGCTCGCGGTTGAACCCAGAGAAATATGCATTGCTCAGGGGCGTCGGAAGTGCGTGACGCTGAGCCAACGCGTCCATATACTACGGGACCACGAAAAAAAAGCGCCTTAAAAAAGTCCACCTTTGAGTACCTAGAATGAAGGTCACCAAGCGTTCAGGTGATGTGGTCGAGATGTTGTTCGACAAGGTGACAAAGCGAATTCAAAAATTGAAAGGACCCTCAGCCGAGTTTACAGAGCTCAACGTCCAGCCGGACAAGGTGGCCCAGAAGGTCTTTTCGAGTATGTACGACGGCATGTCCACGTCAGAGATTGACAACTTGAGCGCCGAGGTCGCAGTCCATATGATCACAGAGGACCCCGACTACGAGACGCTCGCCATGCGCATCATCGTGAGCAACATGCAAAAGACGAGCCCAAAGTGCTTCTCGGATGCCATGCTAGCACTCCACGCCAAGGGTATCGTGTCTGACCAATTCATGAAGTGCGTGGCGCTCGATATGGACTCGTGGATCGACCACTCGCGCGACTTTCTCTTCGGCTACTTCGGCATCAAGACCCTTCAGAAGGGCTACTTGAACCCGGGCGAGACGCCCCAGTACTTGTTCCTGCGCGTGGCGCTCGGTATTCACGGCGCGGAGACGGGCGCGGACCTCAAGCGGGCCCGCGAGACCTACGACCTGATGTCCCAGAAGCACTTCACGCATGCGACGCCGACGCTGTTCAACGCAGGGACCAACAACCCGCAGATGTCGAGCTGTTTTCTGGTCGCCATGAAGGATGACAGCATCGAGGGAATTTTCGAGACGCTCAAGGAGTGTGCCCACATCTCCAAGTGGTCTGGGGGCATCGGCGTGCACTGCTCGAACATTCGCGCCAACGGGTCCCTGATCAAGGGCACGAACGGCGTGGCGGACGGCATAGTGCCCATGCTCCGCGTGTTCAACAACACGGCCCGCTACGTGAACCAGGGTGGCGGGAAGCGCAAGGGGTCCTTTGCGTTTTACCTCGAGCCGTGGCACGCCGACGTCATGGAGTTTCTCGAACTGCGCCTGAACCAGGGCGACGAGGAAATGCGCTGCCGGGACCTGTTCACGGCCCTGTGGATCCCGGACCTGTTCATGGAAAAGGTGGAGGCTGACGAGGACTGGCACCTCATGTGCCCGAACGAGTGCCCAGGCCTGCCCGACGTGTACGGCGAGGCGTTCAACGAGCTCTATAGGCTGTACGTGGCCCAGGGCCGGTACCGGAAGAAGGTGCGCGCCCGTGACGTGTGGGACGCGGTGCTCAAGTCGCAGGTCGAGACCGGAACGCCCTTCATGTGCTACAAGGACTCGGTCAATAGCAAGTCGAACCAGGCAAACATCGGCACGATCAAGTCGAGCAACTTGTGCACCGAAATCATGGAGGTGTCTGGTCCTGACGAGACTGCTGTGTGTAACCTGGCGTCTTTGTGTCTCCCGACGTTCGTGAAGCCTGGGCCTGACGGCGTCGCTCCCTTCTCGTTCGATTTCGACAAGCTCCACGAAGTGACCCGAGTCGTCACGCGCAACTTGAACCGCGTCATCGACCGTAACTACTACCCTACAGAGGCGGCCCGCAAGTCGAACATGCGCCACCGGCCCATCGCCATCGGTGTGCAGGGCTTGGCCGACGTGTACCAGATGCTTGGGCTTTCCTTTGACGAGCCGTTCGCGCGCGAACTCAACACGCAAATCTTCACGCACATCTATTTCGCGGCGCTCCAAGAGTCGTGTCATTTGGCCAAGGAGGAGGGGCCGTACGAGACGTTTGCCGGTTCGCCGGCGTCCCAGGGCGTTCTGCAGTACCACATGTGGGACACCGCGCCGACCGTTCCGTTCGACGTGCTCATCGAGGACATCAAGACCCACGGTCTACGCAACTCGCTGCTCGTGGCGCCCATGCCGACCGCGTCGACCGCACAGATCATGGGCAACAACGAGGCGTTCGAGCCGTACACGACCAACATCTATCTGCGCCGTACGCTCGCCGGCGAGTTTGTCATGGTCAATAAGCACTTGATCAAGGACCTGCAAAAGCTAAGCCTTTGGACGCCCGAAATCAAGAACGAAATTGTGCGGAACGGCGGGTCCGTGCAGCACGTTGCGGGTTTGCCGGATCGATTGAAATCGATCTACCGGACCGTATGGGAGATTCCTCAAAAGTCTCTGATCGACATGAGCGCCGACCGCGGGGCGTACATCGACCAGTCGCAGTCGCTCAACATCTTCATGGAGAACCCGTCCTTGGCCAAGCTTTCAAGCATGCACATGTACGGGTGGCGCAAGGGGCTCAAGACGGGTATGTACTACCTGCGGACGCGCGCCAAGG